CAGCTTTGGCTGAAGCCCGCAGAAGCCGGGCGATTCTCAAAAGGGCCGGCCCCCGCATTCAACGCGCAGCATCCTGCCGCTTACGCTGAAATACTCGCATCAATGAGGACCGCCGCATGAAACCCTCAGCCGCAGAGCGGGCAATGTTGGCAAAGCACGGGATTACGCTGCCGCCGGCAAAGCGAAAGGCAAAACCACGCGAGCCGAAAGAACGGCAAAAGTCGGCGCCCGAGGCAATGCTTGAGTTGCAGATCCGCGCGGACAGGCTGCCGATTCCAGAGGCTGAACACAAATTCCACGCCGGTCGCAATTGGCGGATTGATTTGGCGTGGCCGACATTGCGGCTGGGCGTTGAAATCGAGGGCGGCATTTGGACTGGAGGCCGGCACACCCGCGGATCGGGATTCACTGCCGACTGCGAGAAATACGCAGAGCTGGCCATTGCGGGCTGGCGGCTGATTCGGGTGACCCCGGAGCACATCCGCACCGGTCAGGCGCTGACCTGGCTGAAGCGGGCGCTTGATATTCGCGTTGGCACCGGCGGCGACGCATGAGGGTGTCGGAGCTGGACAGCCACATTGCCGCGCTGATGTACACCCTGCATCGCGGCATGGGGCATGGCCACGACGAAGCGAAACGCACGGCGGCCGAGGCCGTGGCGCTGCTCAAACGGGAGATTGGCGGGGCTCGGATCTATCTGGCCCGGCGGGCCGATCTGGCCATGGTGGCGACCACCGTCCGCGCAATGCGGGCCGATGGCCAGTCAATCCGCGAGATCGCCCGGGCGCTGCATCTGAGCAAAACCGCTGCCTGGCGACTGTCCCGAATTGGGGTGGAAACGGGACAGCGAAGCGGGGCAGGGTGTCGCGTTGAATCCCGAATTGCCACAGGAGGCGGGTGATGCTGCAGGTTCCAAAACCAGCGATTGAGCTGGTCAAACGACACGAAGGGCTCCGGCTCGACGCCTATCTGTGCCCGGCAAATGTCTGCACGATCGGCTACGGCCACACCGGCCCCGACGTGAAGATGGGCGACCGGATCACGAAGGCCGAGGCTGACAAGCTGTTGCGGGCCGACCTGCGATGGGCTACCGATCTGGTCGATACCGCGATCCGGGTGCACCTCACCGAGCCACAACGGTCGGCGCTGATCAGCTGGGTTTTCAACATCGGCGAGACGCAGTTCAAGTCCAGCACCCTGCTGCGCAAGCTGAACGCGGGCGACTATGACGCGGTGCCGGCACAGCTCGCACGCTGGAACAAGGCCAAGGGCAAAGTGTTGCCGGGACTGGTCACGCGGCGAGCTGAAGAGTCCGCGCTGTGGCTGTCTGGCGCTGACGAAGGCCCGGGTGAAGTGAGCATGCCGCAGGCCGTGGACGCGCCCGAAGGCAAGCCGTTGTCCAGCTCCGTCACGATCCAGGGCGCCGGTATCGCCGGCATCGGCACCGCTGGAACGGTGATCGCCGACGCCAGCGAACAGCTGCGGCCGATCGCCGAATACAGCCACACCATCCGAATTCTCTTCTGCCTGTTGGCGGTGCTCGGGATCGCCATGGCCATCTGGGGGCGCATCCGTGTGCAAAGGGACGAAGGCGTATGAGCCACGCTCTTCTGATCGCCGCCGCGGCCGGTGCACTGCTCGGCGCCTGCGTGTCCGGCGTGATCGTGTCAGGGCATTGGGAAAGCAAGCTCGCGCAGCTGCAGCAGCAGAACGCCGAGCACGACGCGCAGCAAGTCGCGCTGATCGCCGAAGCGCAAACCAGCCGCGACCAGCTCCAGGCCGCGCAGGCCGCAGCCAACACCGCGCACGCTGCCGAGCTTGCAGCCGCGCGGGCCAACACACGCACCGTGGTGCGCAAGGTGACCGAGTATGTCGATGCCAACCCGTCTGATCCTGTTTGCCGCCTTAGTCCTGAGCTTGTCGGCATGCTCAACCGCGCCCGATCGGGTGCTGTACCGGCCACAGCCGACCCGGATTGACTGTGGATCCGAGAACCTGGCGCCGGCTCCCGCGCTGCCGGAAGCCGATGGCACGCTTGACGGTTTTGCGCGCCAAGATCCGGAAATTTCCGGGCTCTATCACGAGCAGGAAGCCAAGCGGGCAGCCGTGGCCGAATGCCTGGCGCGGCATAACGCGGCCGCTGATTCGTGGCTGCCGAAAGCGCCGGAACAGCGGGCGTTGAAGTGGTGGGAGCGGTAATGCCAAACCCCGAATACCTCGCTTCAGTCAAGCGATTGCGCGCCGCTGGCGCGCTCAAGACTGGCCCGAGGCGGCAACCACGACAGGGCCGCACTGACCCCATTCCAGAGGCTGACCGGCTTCTTGAGTACCGAGCCCGCGGTTTGCGGGTTGAAAAACCACTCAACTTCGAAGGTGAAAGAAAATGATCAAGCCAACTGTTGGCCGCAAAGTCTGGTACCGCCCGAACGAATACGACAAGAGCGGGCCGGGTGGCATGGCGTGCGGACTCGACAAGCCTCTTGATGCAACCATCGTGAGCGTTCACAGCGACACCATGATCAACGTGGTGATTTTTGACGCGAACGGGAACATGCACAAGCGCAGCAGCGTGACCCTGTGGGACGGCGAGGGCAGCCCGCCAAGCGGCCAGAGTTACTGCGAATGGATGCCGTTTCAGCTGGGTCAGGCGAAGGCCGCCTAATCCGTGAACCCAAAGGCCGCCCGCTTTGCCGAGGAATACGCCGTTGATTCAAACGGCACGCAGGCGGCTATTCGTGCTGGGTACTCTGCAAAGACCGCAAGCTCCGCTGCCGATCGCCTGTTGAGAAAAATTGAGGTCAAGGAGGCGATTAAGGCGCACCAGAAAGAGCGCTCCCGTCGAACCGGCATCAAAGCCGATCGCGTGTTGCGCGAATTAGCCCGCCTCGCCACCAGCAATATCCCGCACTACGAAGTCGACGAGAAAGGAAAACTGCGGCTTGCTCCGGGTGCGCCAGCTGAGGCAATGCGGGCTATTTCATCCGTCAAGATGGAAACCCGCACGATTGAGCGCGAGGGATTCCCGGTCATTCTGGAACGCAGGATCGAATTCAAGCTGTGGGACAAGAACGCGGCGCTGTCGACGATCACGAAATGCCTGGGAATGCAGACCGACAAGGTCGAAGTGACCGGCACGGTCGGCGTGCAAGTGAACGTCTACCTACCAGATAACGGCCGTGGCTGACGGCGGCGGCATCTGCTTCCGCGCCCAGAAAGGGCAGCAGGAAGCCTTCCTTGCTTCGTCTGCCGATATTGTCATCTATGGTGGGGCCGCGGGTGGCGGCAAAACCTACGGGTTATTGCTGGAAATCCTGCGCCACGTCAACAACCCGAAGTTCGGCGCGGTGATCTTCCGGCGCGAATCGACGCAGATCACGAATGAAGGCGGGCTATGGGACACCGCGGGCGAGATGTATTCGCTATGCGGTGGAAAGCCACTCAAATCGCCGAAGATGATTTTCAAGTTCCCGAGCGGCGCCCGCGTTACGTTCGACCATTTGAACCGCGAGGATGGCGTAAAGGGCTGGCAGGGATCGCAAATCCCGCTCATTTGCTTCGATGAATTGACGCATTTTGAACGGTCGCAATTCTTTTATATGCTTTCGCGTAACCGTTCAATGTGCGGAGTGCGGCCATATATCCGGGCAACCTGCAATCCCGACGCGGACAGCTGGGTTGCCGAGTTCATCGCGTGGTGGATCGATCAGGACACGGGCTATGCGATCAAGGAACGCTCCGGCGTGCTGCGCTGGTTCTGTCGCGTCGATGACGCGATCCATTGGGCGGGCGACCCGTTCACGCTGGCCGAAAAGCACGGCGTAGCGGTGTCCGACTGCAAGAGCGTGACGTTCATCGCGGCCAGCATCACCGACAACCCCGCGCTGATGGCTGCCGACCCGGGCTACCTCGCCAACCTCCGCGCGCTGGGTCGAGTTGAGCGCGAGCGGTTGTTGGGTGGCAACTGGAAAATCAAACCCGCAGCGGGGATGTATTTCCTGCGCGGCGAGGCAAGGATTCTGCCTGCTGATCCTGGTGACTGCATCGCGTGGGCGAGGTCCTGGGACCTTGCCGCCACCGAGGCCGGCGAGGACAACACGGACCCGGACTGGACCGCTGGTGTCAAATTGGGTCGGCGTATCTGCGGCCGCATCGTGGTCTTGGACGTCAAGCGCTGCCGCCGCAAGTCGGGTGCAGTGCGAACGCTGGTCAAGGCAACCGCCGACGCGGACGGAGCCGAGTGCTGGGTATCGATCCCTGAAGATCCGGGTCAGGCCGGCAAGGAACAGGCGGCGTCCTACGTCGCGATGCTGCAGGGCCACCGGGTGAAGGTGCGTCGGGCCACCGAGGACAAGGTCACGAGGGCCGAGCCGGTCAGCAGTGCGTGGCAGGCGGGCGGCTTCGATGTGGTGCAGGGCCCATGGACCGAAGCCTTCCTGTCGGAGCTCGAAGGGTTCCCGGAGTTGCGACACGATGACCAGGTCGACGCGCTCAGCGACGCGCACGCCATCCTCCCGAAACACAAAACCAACTACGCCGTAGCCGGCGAACGGACCTTCTGAACATGGCAAAGAAAGCACCGGTCGCAGCCGGAACGAATTTGTACGACCACCAGGCCGTCGACTTCTTCGCGGCCGCGATGCGGCTGACGCCCGACGTGGACGAGATCCTGCGGAAGGCGGGGCTTGGTCGGGCAGGGCTGCGTCAGCTGGAGTACGACGACGAGATTGCTTGCGCGATTGAAACCCGCCTGACCGCACTGCTGGGCACGCCCTGGCGGCTGGAGCCTGGCGAGGGCGATGCGCACAACCTCTGCTTCGATCAGCTCACGCTGCATTTCGACGATTTGGTCACCGGCATCTGGAACGCGCGGTTGTACGGCTACAGCGTGGTGGAGCTGGTGTGGAATGAGGACCGCACTCTCAAAGATGCCGCGGAAAAGCCCTTCGAGTGGTTCGTGCCGACCAAGGAAGGCGAGCTGCTGAACACACAGACCAACGCTTACGCGGGCGAGGTGGTCGACACCACGTACAAGTTCCTGCTGACCCGTTATCGCAAGAGCTGGCGCAATCCACGCGGCGAAGCGCTGCTCAGTCGGTGCTATTGGCCGTGGTTTTTCCGCACGCACGGCTGGCGCTTCTATGCCAAGTTCCTGGAGCGCCACGGGTCGCCGTTGCTGGTGGGCAAGGGCGACAACCCCGCGGAAATGGCGAAGGCGCTGCAATCGGCGCTGGCGTCCGCGATGGCTGCCATTGGCAAAGAGGATTCGGTGGCGTCGGTCGGCAGCGGGAACGCCGGTGTTGCGTTCGAAGCGTTCCAGCGCGCCCAAGACAAGCGGATTCAAAAGGTCATTCTCGGCCAGACCCTGACCACCGACAGTGACGGCAAGGGCAGCTATGCGCTCGGCAAGGTGCACGACGACGTGCGCGACGATCGCCGGCAAGGCGACATCAAGATGGTGAGTCGCACGATTCAGCGATTCCTCGCAGCCCTGTGCGCGTTGAACGGCATTGCCGAGGTTCCGCAGTTCGTCATGGGCGACACCAAGGGGCTGAGTGTCGAGCGGGCGAAGCGGGACAAGGATCTGGTAGACGGTGGCATCGTCTCGCTGACCGAGCAATACCTGCTGGACCGCTACGACTTCGTTCCGGGCGACTTCGTGATTCCGAGCGGAAAGCCGGCGATCGTTCCGCCTGACCCGAAAGCCAAGCCGCCGGCCGTCAAGGCTGGGCGGCAGTTCGCGGGCGGCCGAAAGACCCGATTCACCGCGGATCAGCAGGCCGTCGAGGGCCTGGGCGACGCAGCACTTGAGCGCGCACGCAGCCCGCTGACGGCGGTGCAGTTGCGGGCCGTGGTGCGAGCCAGCCGCAACCCCGCGGAGCTGGAAGCGAAGCTCGGCAAGTTGCTGGGCGACGCCGAGCCGGTGCAGTTTCGGCAGTTGCTGGAGCGGGCATTGTTTGCCGCGGATGTGATGGGCTACGCGCACAGCGCCGAGCAATGAAACTCGCAGACGGCGCCCGGCCGCCAACCCCGCTACCACCGCTGACCTTCGCACCGCTGCCGTTTGACCAGGCAATAGCAGCCGCAGCCCGGCGCGGTGTCGTGCTGCCAGCGGACTACTACGGCACGCTGCAGGGCCTTGCCCGATCGCAGGCGTTCACCGTCTCTGGCCTGGCCAGCCTGGCGCAGATCCAGCAGCTTCGCGAATCGCTGGACGATGCGATTGCGGGCGGCCAGACGTTCGCGCAGTGGCGCAAGCGGGTGCTGTCGTCGGGCGTTACGGCGCTGCCTCGGCATCGGCTCGAAAACATCTTCAGGACCAACATTCAGAGCAGCTACATGCGCGGCCGCGGTGAGCAGATGCTGGCCCGGGTGGCCACGCACCCGTATTGGATGTACGACGCGGTCAATGACAGCCGCACCCGGCCAGCACATGCAGCGATGGACGGCACGGTGCTGCGCTTCGACAACCCATGGTGGCGCACGCACTACCCACCGAACGGCTACATGTGCCGGTGCGCCGTTCGCGCGCTCACCCAAGCAGAAGCCGAGCGCAGGGGCATCACCACTGCACCGGACCCTGATGGCCAGCCGGACGAAGGGTGGAGCTATTCGGTGCTGGAGGACGCACAAGCCGGCGTTCGGCAAGCCGTGGTTGCGGCACAACAAGCCGCCGGGCCGCTGGCGCCGGCACTGCAGCAAGCACTGGCCAATCCGCCACCTATCCCGCTCGGGCCTCGGGTGTCGGCGGCGATCGAGCCGAAGGCCGGGAAGCGGCTGTACGCGAAGGTCTTGGGCATCATCGATGCGCTTCACGGGGACGGCGTGCTGCCTCGGATCAGCGGGACTAACGGCCGCGGCAAAAAGACATTCGGCACGTACTGGGCGACCCGATCCGGGGCCGCTGGCAAGATCGATGTCAGCAGCCAAGGCAAGTGGCCAGAACTGACCCTGGCGCACGAAATCGGGCACTTCTTGGACCATCACGGCATCGGAACTGCGGGCGTCTACAGCAGCCGATTCGAGCCGGCGATCATGGGCGACGTGATGCGCGCGCTGGCCGCATCGGATGCCATCAAGGGGCTGCTTGCGACCACCCCCACCAAGTACACCCGATACCTGCTGCAGCCTCATGAGCAATGGGCTCGGGCGTATGCTCAGTGGGTGGCGCTGCGGTCGGGTGACTCGGTGCTACGGGGCCAGCTGGCGGCAACGCTCAGCGAGGCAAACAGGCAGTGGGCGGATGCTGATTTCCTGCCGATTGCTGCGGCGATTGATCGACTATTCAAGGAGCTGAAGTGGACGCGGTAGGATTGCAATCAAGTAGCGAACCCGTTGATTGCTCTACGCTTCCTGGGTCCGCGCAGGGTGTTTTGCCGTTTGCGATCAAGAAAGGCGCGCCGTGACCATCACCAGCTGGAAATCCGACGACTACCCTGAGCAGCTTGACGCGGTGCTCGACTCCCTCGGCATTCCCGATCGATTCTCGGCCGCGCTCGAACTCGGCCTCATCGATGGCGACTGCATCCAAACCGAGGACGACGAGGTCTGGCTGCTGACCGAGCGGACGCAGATCCTGCGCAACATCGAAGCGGCCCGGAAGCGCGCGAATCGGTCCATTGCCGAATTGGTGACGGCTGGCGAGATTGTGCGGCCCGACTTGGCCTGACCTGTCCCACTTTTGGCTATAACTGGGACACCACCGCGCCACACATTGGCGCGGCATGGAACCCAAGACCCCAGATCACTATCGATTCGCCACGCCAGCGCCCGTATTCGCGGCTGCTGCTGAAGGCGACCGCCGCAAGTTCTCCGGCGTGGCTTATTCCGGCGACGTGGTCACCGGTCACTGGTATTGGGATGCGGTCATTTTCGATCTGTCGACCACTACCGCAAAAGGCACCGTCCCGGCGCTGATCGAGCACAACCGCAACCAGCGGTGCGGCGTCGGTCAAGTCGCGATCAACCCGGACAACATCACGATTTCCGGAAGCCTGCTGAGCAATGAGCACGGCAGCGCTGTGGCGTCGGATGCCGACGAAGGGTTCCCGTGGGAGCTGTCGGTGCATATCGAGCCCGGCAGCACTGAGCGCGTATTGGCCGGCACCACCGTAGTCGTCAATGTGCGGTCAATTCCTGGCCCGGTGACCATTGTCCGGTACTCACAGATTCTCGAAGTCT